GCCGTCCCTCTCCCCCCGGCCCTCGACCGGGGTCGCGCGCGAAGGAGCGGTCATGGGTGATGTTCGGGACGCCACTGAGGCCGCGATCAAGGCGGCGACACACCTGACGGACATGGACAGGGGCGCCATCGAAGCGTTGCGGTCTCTGGCCGACAAGATCGACGCTTGGGACGTCATCGTCGACTGGGCCAATGACGACGCGGCCACAGTTGAGGGCAAGCGCCCGGCCGTGCCAGCGAACGACAATGTGAGCATCCCCACCTATCTGAGGTTCTGCGAGTCCCTGGGCCTGACCCCGACGGGTCGCACTCGGGCCCAGATTGAGAAGGGCAAGGGTGAGGGCGGTGGCAGCACGCTCGGCCGTCTCCGCTCGGTCCATGGCAAGGCGGGTTAAGCGCTTCGGTTCAGAGACGCCGCGGATCTTCACGCCGCCACTGCGCAAACTCGAGCCCAGATCGCCGAAGACGGAGAAGCGCACCCTTGGCTACGCGGTGATCGACTTCGCCACTGAGGTGTGCGAGGTTGATCTGTTCCCGTGGCAGCGGTGGCTGCTCATTCACGCGCTCGAACTTCTGCCTGATCGCTCTTTCCGGTTCCGGAACGTCGTGGTCCTTGTGGCTCGACAGAACGGCAAGTCGACGCTGTCACAGATCCTGAGCCTGTTTTTCCTGTATGTGCTGGCTACGGCCCTGGTGATCGGCACCGCCCAGGACTTGGATGTGGCTGAGGAGATCTGGCAGGGCGCCGTCGACATCGTCGAGGAGACGCCCGAGCTCGACTCGCTCAAGGAGCGGGTCGTCAAGGTCAACGGCAAGAAGAGCCTTGAACTGAAGTCAGGCGAGCGGTACAAGGTGAAGGCGGCGAACCGCCGCGCTGGCCGCGGCCTCTCTGGTGACCTGATCCTGCTGGACGAACTGCGTGAGCATCAGTCGTGGGATGCCTGGGGTGCGATCACGAAGACCACGATGGCCCGCCCGAATGCTCAGGTGTGGGCGCTGTCGAACGCGGGTGACGCGACGTCGGTCGTGCTGAGGTACTTGCGCAAGATGGCGCACGCTGCGATCGGCGACCCTGACGGCATCTGTAGTGCTGACGACCCGTCGAAACTGCTGCCGGTCGAGGATGATCTGCAGGACGACGACCTCGACCCGGACGAGGACTTCGAGGTCGAGGACGACACGCTCGGCATCTTCGAGTGGTCCGCCCCGCCTGGCTGTGACCGGTTCGACCGCGACGCATGGGCTATGGCGAATCCCTCGCTGGGGCACTCGATCACGGAGCGCACGATCGCGTCGGCTGCGAAGACAGACCCGGAGTGGGTTTTCCGCACCGAGGTGTTGTGCCAGTGGAGCGACGGGACGCTCGAAGGTCCGTTCCCTCCTGGCGCGTGGGAGGCTGGACAGTTCGTCGGTGGGCCGAACCCGCCGCAGATCGTCGGCAAGGTAAAGGCATCCATCGCCATGACCCAGGATCGCGGCACGACGTTTATCTCGTTCGCTGGTCGTGACGAGGATGGACGGGCTCAGGTCGAGATCGTGGCGCGCCGCGCGGGTGATGAGTGGGTCAAGGGCTGGCTAACGGACCCCAAACGCAGCGTCATCATCGAAGAGGTCACGGGGCAGGGCAAGGGTGCACCGGAGTCTGGGCTGCTCGAGGAGCTTCGCCTGGCTGGCCTGCCGGTCGTGAAGTGGGAGGGCTCGGACCTGCCCCAAGGCACGGCCCGGTTCTTTGACGCGATCCGCGACAACGAGATCACGCACCTCGCGTGGCCGGAACTGGACGTCGCGGCTGCCACGGCGGTACCGAAACTCACCGACGCTGGCTCGTTCATGTGGGACCGCAAGAAGTCACCTGTCGACATCGCAGCCTTGTGCGCCGCGAATGGCGCGCACTGGCTACTCACCCGCCCCATCGAGGCACCACCCGTCAGCGCATACGAAGAGCGCGGCGTAATGACGATCTGAGAGGGGGCGGCGTGGGCTTCTGGGACAGCATTCTCCGACGCAACCAAGTGGCTGTCTTCTCGCCGCGAGTCGAGTACATCGGCGGGAATGAGGAATTGGCCGCCTACTACGGGGTGGGGACAGACTTCGATCACGCGACGCCTGCCTCACTGTGGCGCTCACAGCCGCACCTGCGGACGGTCGTGTCGTTCCTGTCGCGCAACGTCGCCCAGCTCGGGCTTCACCTGTACGAGCGGGTCGGTGAGACTGACCGTCGCCGCGACCGGACGTCGCTCGCGGCTCGGGCCTTGTCGCGCCCCGACGTGGCGATGACGTCGTTCGACCTGATCTACGCTCTCGTTGGCGACGAGTGCCTCTACGATCGCGCGTACTGGTATGTCGGGCAGTCGCTCGAGATGCCGTCTGGCGTGATGATTCGCAGGCTCCCGCCGTCGTGGGTGTCGATCGAGGAGTCCGACGCGTTCACGGTCAAGTCCTACCGGGTCAGCGTCGGCACCGACTCGATTGTGATCCCGGCGTCGAGCATCCTGTCGTTCACGGGCTACTCGCCGACGGACCCGAAGAAGGGTTCGCCGACGATCGAGTCGCTGCGTGCGACGCTGCAGGAGCAGGTCGAGGCGGCGAAGTACCGAAGCCAGGTGTGGAAGCGTGGGGGCCGCGTCTCCGCAGTCCTGCAGCGGCCAGCCAATGCGCCAGCATGGGGGGACAGGGCGCGCGAGGCGTTCCGCGAGGACTGGTACGCCAAGTACACCGGCAACGGTTCGAAGGCTGGCGGCACTCCCATTCTTGAGGACGGGATGACGCTGCAGCGTATCGACTTCAACGCGCAGGAGCAGCAGTTCGTCGAGGCTGCGAAGCTTTCCCTGGTCACTGTCGCGTCGGCGTTCCATGTCAACCCGACGATGATCGGGCAGAACGACGGCGCCAACTACAGCAACGTGCGCGAGTTCCGAAAGATGCTGTACGGCGACACGCTCGGGCCGATGCTGGCGCAGATTGAGGCTCGCATCAATACGTTCCTCCTGCCCATGCTCGGCGTTGACCCGGAGCAGTATTACGCCGAGTTCAACATCGCTGAGAAGCTGCAGGGCAACTTCGAGGAGCAGGCAGCCGCACTACAGTCGGCCACGGGTGCCCCATGGATGACCCGCGCCGAGGCTCGCGCACGCATGAACCTGCCGGCGATCGGCGGTGCTGACGATCTCGTGGTGCCCCTGAACGTTCTAGTGGGCGGCCAGGCGTCACCGACGGACTCGGGCACGCAGAACCAGAACGCCGCACCCCTGCGGCGCATCAAGGCGCGGGCCCCGCAGACGTTCGAGACGAAGCATGAACAGGTTCTCCGTGCGTTCTTCAAGCGGCAGGGCGCGGTCGTTCGTTCGCGTCTTGGCGCGAAGGCGGGCGATGACTGGTGGGATGACGAGCGTTGGGATGGCGAGTTGGCTGACGATCTCTACGCGCTAGCCGTGACCACGTCGCAGCAGGTCGCGAAGTCCACTCTCGACAACCTGGGTGTCTCGCCGGACGAGTACAACGTCGATCAGACGCTGGCTTTCCTCAAGGCGGTCTCGGCGTCTCGCGCGGCGAACATCAACGCCACGACGAAGGCGCAGATCGAGGCGGCGCTCAGCGAGGATGAGCCTGCCGACGCCGTCGCCTCTGTCTTCGACGTCAGTGAGAACTCGCGAGCCGCGCAGATCGCCACAACAGTCGTCACGGCATGGTCCGCGTTCGGCGCCGTCGAGGCTGGCAAGCAGGCGGCGGGCGAGGCGGCCACCAAGACGTGGATCGCCGGGGCCAACGCGCGTCCCTCTCACGCCTCCATGAGCGGCGAGACGGTCGCCCTCTCGGAGAACTTCTCCAATGGGCTCGCATGGCCCGGTGACTCCGGAGACGCCGACGAGGTCGCGGGCTGCAACTGCGATCTCGAGATCAACATCCCCTGAGCCCGAGGAGGGCATATGAAGGTCAAGGACACCGCGCTCTCTGCGCGTCAGGTCAAGGCCGGCCCCGATGACGGGCTGACCGAGGGTGAGTTCACCGCCTACGCCAGTGTGTTCGGCAATAAGGACTCCTATGGCGATGTCGTCGTCAAGGGTGCGTTCGCCGATGACCTGAAGGCGTGGGAGGAGTCGGGGCAGAACATCCCGCTCCTGTTCGGTCACAACATGGCTGACCCCGACTTCAACATCGGTCACGTCGTGAAGGCGGAAGAGGACGAGATCGGCCTTAAGGTCACGGCCCAGCTCGACCTTGAGAACCCGAAGGCGGCGCAGGTCTACCGCATGATAAAGGGCCGGCGCATCAACCAGATGTCCTTCGCCTATGACGTCCTCGAGGGGGCGCACGCGAAGTCCGACGAGCTCGGTGACTACTACGAGCTGCGCCGCCTCAAGACCTATGAGGTGTCGGTTGTGACGATCGGCGCCAACCAAGAGACCGAGATCCTGGCCGTGAAGTCCGCCACTGAGGCGCTCATGGCGAAGGCCGGCCGGGTCCTGTCAGCTAAGAACGAGACCGCGCTGCGTACGGCGCACGAGCAACTGGTCGGCGCTGCTGACCAGATCAAGAACGTCCTGTCCGTCTTCGATGACGAGGCAGGCAAGGCCGCGCCCGCGGCCGACACCGACCAGACCAAGGCCAGCGGTGAGCCTGAGGCCAAGTCCAGCGCCAGCGACGAGGAGCCCGATGGGGCCAAGTCGTCCGCGCCCGACGAGGAGCAGAAGGCCGACCCGTCCGTCGAGAACTGGGCGACCGCACTGTCACTACTCGCACTCGGGAACGAGTGAGAAAGGGGTTCATCGTGAACCTCAAGGCACAGCGTGCCGCCGCTCTCAAGGCGGCACAGGACATCGTCGCGAAGGCGCAGGCAGAGAGCCGCGCGCTGACCGCTGACGAGCAGGCCGAGGTCCAGGCCAAGACGGCTGAGATCGCTGACCTCGACGCCAAGATCAAGTCCGCTGCGGACTCCGACGCGCTCATGTCCCGCCTCGCCAGCCTCGGCGGCGGCAAGGTCGAGGACGAGAAGGACGGCGACCAGCCGCAGGCTGCGAAGTCGCTCGGTGAGCACTTCGCCAAGTCGGTCGGCGCCGAGGGTCTCGCGCGCCTCAAGAGCGTGCGGGGAACCTCGCTCTCCACCACGGAGTTCAAGGCGAACACCGACCCGCAGCTCACCCCGTCCGCGTTCAGCCCCGTGCTGACGCAGGTCGACCGGACCGTCGTTCAGGGCTTCCGCCGCGCGAGCATCGCGGACCTGCTCGGCACGGGCACGCTCGGCGGCAACAGCAACGCCGTCACGTACTTCGTCGAGGGTGCCGCGGAGGGCAACTTCGCCACCGTCGCCGAGGGCGGGCAGAAGCCGCAGCTTCACATCGCTGACCCGACGTCGCGCACCGACTCGCTCAAGAAGATCGCCGGCTGGTGGGACACCTCCGACGAGATGATCGAAGACCTCGACTTCTGGGTGTCGGAGATCAACAACCGCGGCCTCTACCTGCTGTCGATGGTCGAGGAGTCGCAGCTCCTCAATGGTGACGGCACCGGGACGAACGTGCTCGGCCTCCTGAACCGCTCGGGCATCCAGACCGAGACGCAGGCCGCGACCGGCGACTCCGCGCAGGACGCGATCTTCCGCGCGATGACGAAGGTCCAGACGGCCACCGGCCTGACGGCGGACTCCATCGTCATCAACCCGGCGGACTACCAGGCGCTGCGTCTGAGCAAGGACTCCAACGGCCAGTACTACGGCGGTGGGTTCTTCGCCGGCCAGTACGGCGTCGGTGGCGTCGAGTTCCAGCCGCCGCTGTGGGGCCTGCGCACGGTCGTCTCCTCGGCGGTCGCCGCGAAGACTGTCGTCGTCGGCGCCCTGCAGGCCGCGAGCACGGTCTACCGCAAGGGCGGCGTGCGTGTCGAGTCGACCAACTCGGACGGCAGCAAGTTCACGAAGGACATCGTCACGACCCGCATCGAGGAGCGCATCGCCCTGGCCGTGCGCGTCCCCGCCGCGGTCGTCAAGGTGACCCTGGTCTGATCCAGCCTGACTGGAGGGGCGGCCAAGTCGGGTCGCCCCTCCACCATCTCGAAAGGAACTGACATGGCTGACAGCCGCAAGGAGTACGAGGTCGACATCAACGGCGTCAAGCACACGATGCTGCTCGACCCCGAGGACGCCAAGACCCTCTATGGCGACAACGCCAAGGCTGCGTCCGCCTCGAACAAGCAGGCGAGCGCGCAGAACAAGGGCGCCTGACTCATGGTCGATGTGCCACTCGCCGCCCCGCCAGAGGGTGTGGACGCGGTCGCTTGGTCTGCTGCTTGCGAGGCCGCACGCGCCTACTGCGGGTGGCACATCGCGCCGTCGGTCACAGAGACGGTGACGGTGGACGGCCCTGGCGGGAGCATCCTGATGCTCCCCACCCTTCACTTGACTGACGTCGCTTCCATCACCAATGACGGCACCGCCGTCACGGACCCGGAATGGTCCGAGGCGGGCATGGTTCGTGGCTCGTGGAGCTGCCGGTTCCGTGGGGTCGAAGTCACCATGACCCACGGATACGACTCTTGCCCGCCTGAGATCCTCGGCGTTCTGCGGGAGGCAGCATCGCGTGGCGTCACTGGGTCGGCTGTGTCGCAGGTCGGGCAGGTCCGCATGGGAGGCGTGTCCGGCGTGCCGGGTGCGGCCTCGTTCATGCTGGACCAGCAGGCCGTTCTGGACCGCTACAAGATCCCGGCTCGGCCATGAACCTGGGGACGCAGACAATCATCCGCAAGGCTCGGCCTAGCGCGTCCACGGAAGAGGACGAGTACGGCAACCCGATCCCTGGTGCGCCGGGTGATGACTTGCCCATCCCCGGCTGTTCCGTGCAGCCGGGTGCCGGGGTGGAGGTGTTCGACCGCCGCGACGCACTGACGACGGTCTACACCGTCTGGGCGCCCATCACTGCGGACGTCATCGACACCGATCAGATCGCCTACGCCGGGACCGTCTACGACATCGACGGCCCGGTGCAGCGATGGGAGGTCGGCACCGCGCTCGACCACCTCGTGATCCGGCTTAAGGCGGTGAGCGGCTGATGGCTCAATCCTTCCGCATCGAGCTCAACCGTGCCGGCATCCGCGAGTTGGCGCTCACTTCCCCGGAAGTTCGAGCGGCCGTTCGCGCGACCGCCGAGAGCATCGCGGCTCGGGCCCGTTCTGCCACTCGCGACGAGATCGACGTGGCTGAGGGTGGCACCTCCCGAGCTCGCGCCTATGTGCGCCGCCTCGGTTCTGGTGCTGCTGGCGAGGCGAACGATCGCGCTCTTGGACGTTCGGTTGGGGGTGGCTGATGCCTGTCGTTGTGCCAGCTGATGCCGAGCGCCTCCTCACCGATTTCGTCAAGTCCGTCATCGATGCCGGCTACCTACCTGCACCGCCTGCGGGTGAGGCGTGGAAGCGTGGCACGACCATCGCGCCGAACGTGACGCCCAAGTGGTTCATACAAGTGCGGATGGTCGGCGGCGAGGACGCGGGCCGCGTGGCTGAGCGTCCCATGCTCGACGTTCGCGTCTGGACGGACGGCACGTCCGCGACTGAGTCGATGCGTTCTCTGACGGCGCGGGTGCTGTTGGCCCGCATCCGGCAGGCGTTCCCGTGCAACGTGTTCGCACTACCGGTGCCGCTGCCCGACCCGGTCGACCCGTCCAAGGTTCACACCCTCTTCACCGTCCAACTGCTCACTCGAGGAGCGCAGCAATGAGCGACAACATCCGAGTCGAGTTCGCGTACCCCTACACGGACGCGACTGGCAAGAACCACAACGCCGACGCGACTGCGAGCCTGCCGCGCGAAGAGGCGAAGAACCTCATCCACTTCGGGCGCGCCCGCGTCGCGAATGAGTCGGCCCCCAAGGCCACCGCCAAGAAGGAGAGCTAAGCGATGGCTAAGGATCGCGACAACGTCAGGATCTACGGTGACGACGCTTCGGGCGTCTGGGTCGCCGCGAAGGGTACGACCGGCCCGACCACGCTGGCCGCTCCGGGTGTTGGCTTCGAGGAGGTCGGCTGGCTGTCTGAGGATGGCGTTGACCTTGACCGCTCTGAGGATGTGGCCGAGTTCAAGGGTTGGCAGGGCGGTTCGACGCTCCGCAAGAAGGTGACTTCGCAGGAGGACACGTTCAAGTTCGTCGCGCTCGAGGAGACGGCTCTCACGATGGGGCTGTACTACAAGGGTGTCACGGCGACGACAGCGACGGGTGTCGACACGTTTGCGATCACGAACCAGGCGGCGTCGGACGAGCGCGCATGGGTCATCGACTTCGTGGACGGTGCGATCACGAAGCGTTACGTGGTGCCGTCCGGTGAGGTCACTGGCCGAGCGACGGTCCCGCACAAGAACTCGGACCTGACGATGTACGAGTTCACGGTCACGATCTACGGCGACTACACGATCCTCAAGACCGCCGCAGCCTGACCCACGTACCAGCAGCCCCGGATTCGCAGGCATCCGGGGCTGCTGCCTGCCTGCAGCCTGCACGAAGGAGCACGACGATGCCTGAGATCCCTGAGGGCGCGAAGGTCCCCACGGACCACCAGCCGAAGGCCGAGGCCCGCGGTAACGTCATCACCGTGGAGCACAACGGCGCGACGTACCGCATCGACCGCGAGAACGCCGACAACCTCGAGCTCATGGAGTTCACCGAGGACGGCAAGTACATCAGCGCGATCCGCGGATACCTGGGCATCGACCAGTGGTCGGCGTGGAAGGAAGCGAACCGGGACGAGAAGGGTCGGGTCCGCTCGGCTGACTTCGAGTCGTTCCTGAACGCGGTGATGTGTGCGATTGGTGGCGAGTCGGGAAACTCCTCGGGCTCTGCTACCTCCTGAGAGAGCACGCAGGGCCACTCGAGGCCGACTTCCAGCGGTACTACCAACTGGATCTGCTGGACCTGTGGCGGGGGCGCCTGTCGCCGCGCAAGGCGGCGGTGTTGGCGATGCAGTTGCCGTCGGGTGCGCAGACGTGGCTGTCGTGCGGATATGACAACGCGTGGACGCTTATGGAGTATCTGACGGCATCGCTGATCGACGCGGTGCAGGCGGGGAACTGGCAGCGCGCGGGAGACCCGAAGGCGCGCAAACCCGACCCGGTTAAGCGCCCTGCCGACCTGCGGGCGCAGGACCGGACGGCTGAGTTCAACGACATCAAGGCGCAGGCGTTCCGCGACAAGCAGCGGCGCCGCCAACTCGAGGCACAGGAGGCGTGATGGCCGGCGTTGACGTTGGAACCGCCTACCTGACCGTCGTCCCCTCGGCCAAGGGGTTTGCCGGGAACCTGCAGCGCGAACTCGGTAGCGGCATGGAGTCGGCTGGCAAGTCGGCTGGCGCCTCAGCCTCGAAGGGGTTCGGCGGCGCGTTCAAGGCTGGCGTGACCGGTGTCATTGCGACCCTTGGTCTGGCGAAGCTGGCCGGGTCCGCGATCGGCTTCGCCAAGGACTCGATCGGCGAGGCGCGCGAGTCGCAGAAGGTCGGCGCGCTCACCGCTCAGGTCATCAAGTCCACGGGCAGCGCAGCGAAGGTCACTGCCGATCAGGTTGGGGACCTCTCGACGGCCATCAGCAACAAGACTGGCATCGACGATGAGGCGATCCAGTCCGCGTCGAACCTGCTGCTGACGTTCACGAACGTCCGCAACGAGGTTGGCAAGGGTAACGACGTCTTCAACCAGGCGACGCAGATCGCGACCGACATGGGCGCGGCCCTCGGTGGCGACCCGAAGCAGTCGGCGATCCAGCTTGGCAAGGCGCTGAATGACCCGGTGAAGGGCATCACGGCGCTCCAAAGGGTTGGCGTTTCCTTCACCAAGCAGCAGAAGGACCAGATCGGCACGCTCGTCAAGAGCGGTAAGACGCTCGACGCGCAGAAGATCATCCTCGGCGAGTTGAACAAGGAATTCGGCGGGGCTGCTGCCGCGTCTGCGACTTCCGGCGAGAAGCTGGCGACGGCGTGGGGCAACTTCAAGGAGGGCATCGGCACGTCGCTGCTGCCCACCATTGACAAGCTCGCTGGGTTCCTGCAGAACAAGCTACTGCCGGGCGCTCAGGGCGTCATCGACGTGTTCGCCAACGGCAAGGTTTCGGACAACTTTGCCAAGGCGTTCAACATAGGTGATGACTCTAAGATCGTCGGCTTCCTGTTCAAGGTCCGTGAAGGGTTAAAGGCCACTGTCGCGGCGGCCAAGGACTTCATCGCTGGCCTGACGCTCAAGGACGCGGGCGACATCGGAGCCCCGCTCGAGGGGTTCGTCGCTACCGGCCAGAAGGTTCGCGTCGCTCTGCTGCAGATCTGGGGTGCGGCTAAGAAGTCGTGGCCGTCCATCAAGGAGATCGGCACGCAACTGCTCGCAGCCTCTGCGAACGCGGGCGTGTCGACGTGGGGCCTGCTCAAGACTGCACTCAAGGTGCTTCCCGGCATCCTCGACGCTATCGCGCCGCTCCTCGAGTCGGTCGCGAAGTGGATGGGCGAGAACAAGGAGATCGTCTCCGCGCTCGTCGTTGCGCTTAGTTCCGGCATCGCTGCCTTCAAGGTCATCACGACCATAGTGAAGGCGTACACGGCGGTGCAGACGCTGCTGAACATTGTCATGGCGGCGAACCCCATCGGCATCGTCGTCATCGCCCTGGCGGCGCTCGCCGCTGGCCTGATCTATGCGTACAACAACAGCGAGACGTTCCGTTCGTACGTGAGCACGGCGTTCAGCATGATCAAGATCGGCGCGCTGTCCCTTGCGAGGGTTGTTGTCACGGCGTTCCAGATGTGGGCGAACGTGTGGCTCACGGTCGTTGGCGCCCTGCTGGACGGGGCAGCGAAGGCGTTCGGCTGGGTGCCTGGCATTGGCCCGAAGTTGCAGACGGCTGCGACCGAGTTCGGAAAGTTCAAGGACTCGGCCAACGACAAGCTCGACAAAATCAAGAACGACATCGACGTCACCATCAACACCGAGCAGGCCAACCTCGCGCTCGAGGCTCTGCATCGGGAATTCTTGGACAAGGGCTGGACGGTCACGGCCGAGGTCAACACTCGCATGGTGTATGCGGGCAATGGGCAACTCGTTCCGGCGCCTCGAGCGACTGGCGGCCCGGTCAGGGCTGGCGGTCTGTACGCCGTCGGTGACAACCCGGACGGCTCGTGGAACCGCACCACGGAACTGTTCGTGCCGGGCTCGAACGGTCAGATTCTGAACCAGGCGCAGATCGCTGCGGCGATGGGCGGCGGCACTGGACCAACCGACCTGAGTGACCGAACGATCATGAAGATTGCACAGGCCATGCGGGAGTTGCCCGTCCCAACGATGAGCGCGACCGCCATGAGCCGGGCCGTAGTGAACACGAGGTCGCGATGAGTCTTGCAGATCACGTCATCGTCGACCTATGTGGCGTGACGATGGGCACTGGCGTCGCCACCACGGACGGCTGCGAATGGCTGGTTACAAACATCGACGGCTGGGACTCACCCACTCTGCGGTCCACGGCGTTTGAGCCGAGCGGTCGCCATGGGCTGGTCCAGGCGACGCAGCTCTACGGAGGGCGCGAGCTCATCGTCACGGGCGCCGTATTCGCGGACTCGCAGGAGGATGCGCGGACGGCGTGGAACCGGGTCACGGGTGAGATGCCGGGGCTGGGCGCCACGGGGCAACTGGTGGTGCATGAGGACCCGGTTCCGACGTGGGTGGATGTTCGGCAGAACGGGCGCCACTCGGTCCCATCCCCGGTGAATGGCTGTTTCACGTTCACGCTGTCACTGGTGGCGCTGGACCCGTACAGGCGGGCCCTCACCCCGAAGACGGTGTCGGTTGCTGCTGGTGCGTCGGTGACGTTGACGAATGACGGCACGGCGACGGCGTATCTGTCGGCGACGGCGACGGGGTCGGGCACGGTGAAGTTGCGGCAGGACGTGTCGGGTCAGGTGTTGCGGTCGCGTGCGTCGGTGGCGTCGGGCACGGTGTTTGATTCTGGGCTGCGTCAGGTCCATTCGTCGGGTGGCGTGGTGTTGGCGGGTGTGGTGGATAACCCGTCGGAGTGGTTGTCGATCCCGCGCCTGGCGTCCACTTCTGTCACCAATCAGGGCACTGCGCCGCTGTCGGTGACCTTCTACGACTCTTACGCCTAGGAGGCTGCGGTGACTGAGTGGCTGCGTTTGCTTTTGTTGGATCACGCGACGGGGAAGACGTATTGGACTCCGCCGGATCAGTGGTATGTGGCGTATTTTCTGGCTGGTGTGGAGGTGTCGGGCGGTTCGTATGCGCGTCAGCCGATCGAGTTCGCTGCTGCTGCTGCTGCTTCGTCGACGGTGACGCGTGCGGGCAACTTCGACTCGCAGTCCTTCGTGAACTTGCCTACGACTGACGTGGACGAGATCCGCATCATGTCGGCCGCGACGGGCGGAGACGCCGGCTGGATACTGCCGCACCTTCAGTCGTTCACGTCGGGCGACGACTTCGGTTACACCCCGGACAAGATCGGCGTCGGGCTCTCCGGCTTCGCCGGCTGACAGATTCCAAGCCTCTAGGAGATTCGATGACTGCCATCTACGCCGCGGCGCCGTACCACAAGTTCGCTGACTCGCTGGCTCAGAAGAAGATCGACATCGACTCGGACACGTTGAAGGCGATGCTGCTGTCGGCGTATACGCCGTCGGCGTCGGGTCACCAGTACGTGTCGGATGTGAAGGCTGCTGGCACGGAGGCGACCGGCACGGGGTATACGGCTGGCGGGGTCACCCTGACTGGTGTGACGTGGACGCTGACGTCTGGGGTGTGGCGCTTGAAGGCGACGATCCCGGCGTGGAACGCGACGGGCGGCTCGCTGTCGGGAAAGTACGTCGTGTTCTACGACGCGACGCCAGGCACGGACGCGACCAACCCTGTCATCTGCTACTGGGACCTCGCGAACAACACGACGGTCACGGCGACGAACGACAACTTCACACTGACGCAGGACGCGACGGACGGAATCGTCAAGATCACGACCTGAGCTGAGGCCGTGACCCATTCCGAGCAGCCGAGGGAGTGACCTGTGACCTACTCGTCTGAGGTGCTGGCGGATTCGCCTCTCGGTTACTGGCGGCTCGGCGAGTCCGCGGTCGCCATGTCGGACTCGTCCGGAAACGGTCGCCACGGCGCCTACACGGGTCCCGCGTCGGCCTCGGCCACGGGGCTCGTCTCTGGCGACAGCGACGGCGCGCACTCGTTCGCCAGCGGGTCGCGGGGCATCGTCCCCGACGCCGCGTGGATGGACGCGTCGACGTTCACCGTCATGGCGACGATCAAGCCGACCGCGGTCACGGGCAACCAGACCATCGTCGCGCGCTATGACGGCTTCGTCAGTGGCACTTTCACGACGTCGTCGTTCACGCTGCGGCTCGAGGGCAACAAGCTCTCCTGCCACATCTTCGTAGGCAACGCGCCCGGCAATGCCATCGGCGTCACGTCCCTCGTGGCGGGGAACACCTACGATGTGGCTGCCACGTACGACGGCACCACCGTCAAGGTGTACGTCAATGGCGCCCTCGACGGGTCCGCGTCGCGCGCCGGCATGAACAACGCGTCGATGCCGCTGTCGGTCGGTTCCACGTCGGGCACGGCCGAGCCGTTCGGCGGTGTCATCGACGACGTCGCCTACATCGGGTCGGTCCTGACGGCCAGCGACCTGTCGACCCTGTCGACGAAGCGCACCAGCGGCACCGGCTACGCGACCTCAGTGCTGGCGTTCAGCCCGCTGGCGTACTACCGGCTCGGAGACCCTAGTTACACGGGCCCGCTGACCTCGACGGCGGACTCGTCTGGCAACGGCCGCAACATCTCGATCACGGGCGGCGTCACGGCCGGCTTGCCGAGCCTCCTCCCGTCCGACCCTTCCGACAAGTCGATGTCGTTCGACGGGTCCAGTGGCCGCCTCGGGCCGCTGTCCTACGCCTCGTGGATGACGGTGTCGGCACTCACGGTCGAGGCCGTCATCAAGACGACCATGGGCGGCGTCGGCTCCATCATCGACCGCGACAACGAGTCGAACCGCTCGTTCCAGTTCCGTCTCAACGCGGGCAAGCTCGAGTTCATCACTCTCGGCGGCGGCGCTGGCATCGTCACCGCCGCATCTCCTGGCACCGTCAACGACGGCGTCGCGCACCACGTTGCAGCGACCTACGACGCGAGCAACATCCGGCTGTATGTCGACGGAACCCTCGTCACCACGCAGGCCGCTGTGGGTGCGCTGTCGACGGGCGTCGACGGATTCGCTATCGCCTATCACCTCGGCTTCGGCGGTGCGCAGTACTTTAACGGCGTCATCGACGAGGCTGCCTACTACGGCACAGCCCTGTCCGGTACGCGGATCGCTGCGCACGCGTCGGCGATGACTGCCTCTGGCACGCCGCAATCGTTCGTCGGGTCTCCGGCCGCGCTTACCGTGGCGGCCCCGGCTGGCGCGTTCACGGCTGGCACGACGATTCCCGCTGCGTTCACTGGCGCCCCGTCGTCACTGACTGTCACGGCACCCCTTGGTGACGTCACGGCGGGCACTGCGGTCGCGGCCGACTTCACTGGTGCGCCCGCAGCCCTCACGGTTGTGGCGCCGCTCGGTGACGTTGTCACGTCGGCCCCCGTCGCGCAGGACTTCACGGGCGCGCCATCGGCGATCACCATCGCGGCCCCGGCCGGCGGCTACCTGCTGTCGAGCGGCGCCGCCGAGGACGTCACGGACGCAGTCGAGGACGCAGCGGACCCGATCGCGCTCACCATCGGCGCCGCCGAGTCGCTGACGGACTCCGTCGTCGATGCCGCTGACCCGATCCGGTACGCCGTCGACCAGATCGACGCCATCGCCGAAGCCTGGGCTGAGGCGTACGACACGCTCACCGTTACGCTCGACCCGGACACGCTGCGCCCGCAGTACCGGCTCAAGGTCGTCGACCGCGCCGGCAACACCATCTGCGAGCTCGCAGACGCTCAGATCGGCACCGCCACCCGCTCCCTCAATGGGCGCGGCGGGCTCGACTTCAGCCTCGGCAAGAACGACCCGCAGCTGGCGTCCGTGCCGCAGTTCGCTGAGGTGCAACTGTGGCGCGGCGCGCACCTGGTGCCCGGCGGCTGGTTCACCGTCGTCGACCCGCAGATCGACGAGGGCGGCGACACGTTCGACTACCAGTGCTCGGGCCTCACGTACTACTTCGAGCGGCGCCTCATCGGCGCCGAGCGGCCCGAGATGCTCCGTAACGGCGGCTTCGAGGAGGGCTCCCGGTTCTGGTCCGGCGGCTGGTCCCCCGGCTCCAACGCCGAGACTCCCCCAACGTTCGAGATCACTTCGGACGCGCTCGAAGGCGGGAAGGCGCTGCGGATCTTCGCGGCCGACAAGGTCGCCTCGATCAAGCGGACCGTCGAGTCGGCTGCTGTGTTCGTGCCCAACCAGGCGACGTTCCTGTCAGGTGGCGAGCAGGCCATCCGCGACCAGGTGTCGGACATCCCGAACGGCACCCACATCACCGTCGAGGGCCACACCGCCGACGCGGACGGCGGCGACGGCTACGCCCTGTCCGTGGCGCGCGCTGAGGCTGCCGCGGCTGTCATCCACGCCTACAAGCCGACCCTCGTCATCACGACGGTCGGTAAGGGCGAGACGGAGCCGGTTGACCCGCGGCACACGGAGGCGGCGTACAAGAAGAATCGTCGCGTCGTCATCCTCGCCAATGTCGTGCAGACGAAGGTCGGGCACCGGCAGTTCGAGCACCAGTCGTTCACGGCCTCGCAGCCTGCGTCGGCGCGTGAACCGCTCGAGTTCGACATCCAGGGCCAGGGCCGTATCGACACGTTCGAGGGCCCGTCGAAGGATGGGTGGATGCTGTACGCGGACGTCCGCAAGGTGAGCGACCCGAAGCATCTGATCCTGAACAACGACCACGTCGACGTCGACGAGTCCACCGCGCGTCAGGCGTGGATGGGCCTGAACCTGACCGTGAAGGTTCCTGCTGACGGGCTGGACTATGTCGTGGACGTGCGGCTCTACCCGACGGCGGGCTCGTCGTCGTTCGACCAGATCAGCGCCAAACCGAACCTGAAGCTCGCGTTCTACGACATGGACCCCCGGCACATCATCGGCGGCCTCGTCGCGCACGCGCAGGACGTCACACTCGGCAAGTCCGACCTGAACATCCAGGCGTACGGCCCACTGTCCGGATTCCTCACCAAGGGCATCTGGGAGTGGAAGGAAGCCAAGCCGGTCAGTGAGGCCATCGACGACATGGTCCGCTCCCTGAACGGCCCGGACGCGAACATCGCCGTCACGCCCCGCAGGCGCTGGCTCGTCATCCACCCGAAGCAGGGACGCGACTCCGGTTTCGTTCTCGCGGCGGGCGACTGTGCCGGCGACGCCCGCATCATCGCGTTTGCTGCGGGCGTCGACGGCGACAACGTCACCACGCAGGCACGCGTGCAGACGTCGTGGTCCGATGGCGGCATGGTCGAGCAGTTCGTGACCCTGCCCCGCGCAGACGGGCTGACTCTGGAGAACGTGTACCGGGCCGACCAGGACACGCCGTCGTCGGCGCTGCTCGAACAGGGCCGCACCGCGGTCAAGTACGGGCAGGCGGACGTGGTGACGCGGGTCGTGATGCACCCTGACGACACGACGCTCCTGATGGAGCGGGTGACCATCGGGGACATTGTTACCCTCGCCATCAAGGACGGCCGGGTCGACGTGAACTCGTCGTACCGGATCATCCAGATCGACCTCGACCCGAACACTGACCAGCTCGCCTACGTCGTCGCTCCGGAGGTTTAGTCATGGGCTTCGTTCCCGCAGTTCCACGACCGCGGCGTTCATACGATGACGACAGGCGGTCGGTGCGTGCCGACATTGCGCGCATCGACCGCCGTCGTCACCAGCCGCAGCCGAAGCCTGGGCTCGTCAAGGTTGAGCCTGAGGCCGCGGAGTGGTGGCCGCCAGGGACGGCTTGGCTCGACACGTCAGGAGAGTGACGCGTGGCGTTCTACGGCGAGTCGTACGCGGTCAATGACGTCAGCGGGCCGGTCGACTACGACTCGGTGTTCCTGCACCACGACGGCACCTCGTCGACTGTGTCGGCGGGGCAGTCGTTCATGGCGTTGTCGCAGGCCGACTCGCTCATCTTCGACGACCTCGTGGCCGAGACAGACGTCGTCGTGTCGTGGGTTGTCGAGACCGGCCCCGGCTCCGACGGGTCGCTGTCGTGCACATCCGGTTTGGACCCGACGTGGAGCCTCGACCCGGCCTCGGTGACGCAGGACGCTGGGACGCTGTCGGCTACGGGCGCGGGGACGCTCGTGTTCCCGCAGACCGTCATCACCCATGACGCGCTCATCTCGTTCGACGACGGCCCGACCGCGCTGTTCGAGTGCGTGTCCGGGGTCGTCGAGGTGCAGCAGATCAAGCTGCGGGTGTGGCCCGCAGCCGGTGTCGGCGGGACGTGGACCGCCGGCCCGGTCTACAACGTCACCCGCACCGCGCTCGACCGTGACAGCCTCGGCGTCGGCTACGTCAGCGGCTTCTACGCAGATCCCGCCGACGCCTGGGTCGAGACCCGAGCGGGGATCGACGCGCTGATCGGCACGACTGTCTCGTACGCGTCCGGCATCCTGTCCGGCGCAGACGGACAGTTCGGCGTCTTCCCCGACACGTCCGGAACGTCGGGCGGCTACTTCGGGCAGGCGGGGTTCGCGACCAAGATCGTGTACCCGCAGGAGCGGACGCTCTCAAGGTTCACGGTCCCCGTCTCGGCTGGCGTAGACCCGAAGGAAACACGCTACGAGCCGACGGGGTCCGTCCGCGTCGCCGGCATGCCTGACACGCAAGCCTTCGAGCAGTGGACGGGCTGGGTCGGCGGCGACCGGATCACCAGCGCCACCACTGGTCTACGCATCGGCATCGAGATCCTTCCCGACGTCCCAGACTTCGGGCCAGACGGTGAGTGGCCGTTCATCTTCGCCACCGGGAACCTGACCGTCGTACCGCCCGAGGGTCTCGTCCCCCCGTCGGCGCCCGTGTTCTGCTTCATGGTCGTCCCCAGCGAGTACTACACGTTCGGGGACAACACGTACCCGAACGGCCAGGCGACCATCTCGCCGGACTTCTCGTACAACGCCGTCGCCGCGAACTACGAGTACTACGACCCCGAAGCCGTCCCAACCCCCGAGCTGTCGCCGCGGTTCTACGTGAAAGACCTCGCCGGGGGGATGCGGCCCGTCGGGTTCGGCAAACCCGGCACCGAGACCGCGGTGTTCAAAGTGCCAACCGCGGTCGGCATGTTCCGCGACCTGACCACGGCCGAGTACGCCACGTACGGGCCTGACGCGCGCCCGCCAGGCGGGTACCCGCTGAAGGTGAAACGCTACGACGTCGACGGGAACCCGTGGTGGGACCACGTCGCGTGGATGGTCCCCGAGACAGAGTGAAGCCCCGCCCGTCTGCGGTTCGGGTGGCCCGCGAGGATCTGGGAGGAACCTCGGGGCGCCGCAGAGGGCGGGGGCTGGTCCGGTCGGGTCAGAGACGCTCGAGGGCTTCGGCGAGAGCCGGGCGGGACGCGTTCGCGAGACGCTGACGCAGCACGTACGCACTCGCGTCGGCCTTCGTGGCGCATGCGGCGATGAGACGGTCACGGATCTCGGTCTGCTGCTGAACGTTCATGTCGTCCCACTCCTGTGCTGGCTGGCTACTCACTGCGTCTCCCCTGTCGGGCTTGTACCCCTTAGTGTTCTCAGCGCGGCCCCTGATACACGATCCGGGGTTTGCGTTCGCAAACATCTACAGTCAGTGTGCTCCTAGCGTGCCGGTGTTTGCAATAGCAATCACCCCGCTAGGATCGCGGCATGGAGAAGATCGCTGGCGTCGCTGAGCTCGCGCTCATGCTCGACGTCAGCCGGCAGCGCGCCTGGAAGATCACCAAGGCGCCCGACTTCCCCGCGCCGTGCTACGAGATGAAGGCCGGCGACTTCTGGCGCTTGGCCGACGTGCAGAAGTGGGCGCGCCGCCACGGCCGCACCCTCCGCACCATCTGAACGCAAGAACCCCTCTCCCGCTGCGGGCACAGCGAGAGAGGGGCGCCCTAATCAGTGCACGTAGGGCGTGCGCTGATACCTCCACACCCAACCACAGCCGCAAGGCCGGGAGCCCACATGCCTCTGCACGGATACACCACGGACCGTCGACCACCGACGAACACCGACCACCTCCTCGCCCACCCCTACAGCATCTTCATCTGCGGATGGCAGATCCTCGCTGGGGCTGCGGTGGTCGCGTCGATCCTGATGAACTTCGCCCTGTCACGGTCACTGTCCAGGCTCCCAGAATCGCTCCTCGCCGTCATCGCGGCCATGCTGATCGTCGGCGGCGTCTCCGTCATCCGGGGCCTGCTCGACGACTCCGACGACCTGATGGTCGGGTGGCGCATCGAACGCACCGGGCTCGTGCTGTCCGCTACAGCGTGGGCCGCGTACGCCGTCACGATCATCGCAGCGTTCCCCGCGTCCGTTCTGACCTGGACATCCGCGCTCACCTTCACGGGGGCGCACCTTGTTCGGCTCCGCGCGACCCGGCTCGAGGAGAAGCGGGTCCGCGCCCGGATCGCTGAACAAACCAGACCCTAGGGGAGGTCGACCATGTCGGACCCGACAACCATCGGGGCCATCGTCGCCGTGCTTACTGCCGTCGGTGGTGGTGTCGGGTGGCTCATCCGTAGACGTGACGGGCAGAAGGACCCTATCCCGAAGGAGACTGCCGCGGTCGCTCTCGCCCAGTCGGGCGTCGCCCTCATGCAGTCCGTGGCGGACCGGCTCGAGGAACGCATCAACACGCTCGAGGGTGAAGTGGTGGAGCTGCGCGGCGAGCAGGCGCACATGCGGCTGACGCTGTCGGCTGCCGCCCGGTACATCGAGCGGCTGCTGCGTTGGGCGAAGTCTGAGTCGCGCCCACCGATCCCGCCCCTGCCGTCCGATCTGCGCGACCTGATCGACCCTGCCCTGCACGACTGACGAAGGAGGCGCGATGGGCGGCGCACCAGCCACGACCACGTTCCGCAGCATCACCGTCGACCCGACCACCGCAGACGCGCTCACCGAGCTCGCGCGCATTGTCGGCGACGACATCTACCTCTCGCCCATCCCCGGCTGCGGCTCCTACCAAACGTCCACCAAAGCATCCGCCGGCACTCACGCGGGAGGGGGCGCCGCGGACGTCAACGCTGAGAGCCTCACGGACGAGCAGGCCCGACGTGTCGAAACCCGCGCACGGTCCATCGGGTTCGTCGCCTACTTCCGGCCGCGGATCTCGCCGTACAGCGGCAACCCGTACGGCTGGCAGCGGCACATCCACATGATCCGCCGCGACTGCACCGACCTATCCCCCGAGGCGCGCGCGCAGATCACGGCTTACGACCAGGGCACTGATGCTCTCGCCGTCCCACACAAAGACACCGGCTCACGCGCCTACGTCGGCATGACGTGGGCCAAGTACGTCGCCGCGCAGAGGGCGGCGCAGGAGGAGGACCCCTTGGCTGGTATCACGCTGAAGGACATTCAGAACGCTGTCTGGGATGTGTCCTGGGTCGGCAACGACGGCAAGTCGTACACGGCGGCGTCGTGGGTCCGCGCCGGGAACGAGAAGGCGGGCCGTGCGGAGTCCCTCGCACGGCAGGCCCTCGCCCGTGTCGCGGCGCTCGAGGCTGTCGTGAAGACGATCCAGGCGAACCCGAACGTGACCGCTGACCAGATCGCCGCCGCTGCGAAGGCCGGCGCTGAGGCTGCCCTCGCGGAGAAGATCGCCGACGCCGACGTCACGTTCAACGTCACCCCCAACGCCTGAGGAGGCACCCTTGTTCACTCTCGCTTTCTGGCGCGCCGCTGCTGAGCGAGCCGTCAAGACGTTCGCACAGTCGCTCGCCGCGCTGCTCGTCGCTGATGGCACCGACCTGCTCACGACCAACTGGGGCGACCGGCTGTCCGTTTCGGGCATGGCCGCTGTCGTCTCCGTCCTCACGTCGGTAGCGTCGAGCGCGACTGGTGCGGGTCCGTCGCTGGGCAACGCTGAGACGCTGAACCCCGCCGCGCCCGAGAAGGCCGTCGCCGTCCCTGTCGAGGGCGACCTCGCCCGGTTCAAGGGCACCCTGGCCCGCATGGGCGGCTACTGGGGCGGCGTCACGATGCGCGACACGAAGCGCGACGACAAGCCCTGACCCTGCGCACGAAACGCCCCCACTGCCTTCGGGCGGTGGGGGCGTTTCGTCGTTGTCGGGCGACGAGGAGGATGGTAGCCATACTCACACCCAACCAGCCCAGTGTGATCCTCCTCGTTCTTACGTGGCTGTCCACGCCCTTATTGGGTCATCAGTCCGTGGCGAGCTCGTTCAGATTGTCACCGCAGGCTTCGCACAGCAGGGCGTGATCCTCCATGTCGTCACTGGTGTAGAACGCTTCGCCGCAAGCGCTCTCGAACCGGGCCGGTGTGTACAGGTTGAGCGGGGCCACGGGCTCCCACTGGGTCACGGTGCGGCGCTGGGCATCGTCCGTCGCAGCCCTTGTGGAACGCGCCGAACGTCTGCCCGCACTCGTCGCACACGGTGCGCTGCTCGATGATTGGCTCAGGCATCGTCGCCCCTGTCGTCGGCCAGCATCGAGCGCACAATGCCCCACCCGGTGCGCCAGATGGCTCGAAGAGTCTCGATCATGGTCGCTCCGCCAAGACGACTACGCCCGACGGACACTTCACGATGATGTCGCCGAGGCGAGCCCGCACGAAGTCATTCGGTTCGCCGATGCGCAGCTCAGGGATCGGGGCGTCCAATCCCCAGCACTCGAACGCCCCCGCCCACTCGCCGAGCGCGTAGAAGTTCTGACGAGTGAGCCTCCGAGACTCCACACCGCTCACAACTTCCACGCCTCGTCGAAGTAAGGATGGTCGGCGTAGACGGTGGCGAGTGCGCGGAGTAGGTAGTTGCCAGCGTCTTCCCAGCCCTGCACATAGTCGGCCGACCGGTGGCACACGTCGTCGTTGATTCCCAGCAGTTCCCGCTTGGCCTCCACGTCAGCGAGTAGTTGTGCCCACGGCCCGGGCTCATCGTCAGACAGCCAGCCACGCCATGACTCCTCGTCCTCATCGAGCCGGGCGTGCAGGAATGTTGTCAGGTCACTCACCTGCGGACCTCCTGCTGTTGAACCGGGGGGCATGCTGCGCGTGGCAGTCCGGCGGACAGGAAGCGCCACACTTCGCACCGGACAAGGCATCCTCCACGGCGCCAGCCAACTCTTCGGAGGTCTCATAGATGTTGACCCAACCCGCGTCGCGCAGCCACTTAGCCAGCGCCTCAACGCGAGCGACCTTACTCTCGGCGATCTGCGCCTCGTGGTACTGACGGCGGACCTCGGCCTCCGACTCGGCTAGGTCGGCTTGCAGCTGGGTCACCTCGACCCGGAGGCGGTCGATCTCCGCTTCGAGTCGTGCCGTGTCGGCGTCATAGTCATCCTCGGACTCCTGACGCCACTTCGTCGCATCCTGAAGGACCATGCGGACGAAGCCCTCCTCGCCCATGCCAGCAATGAGGGGCATGGGGCTGGTGTCGCCGTCGGTGTCGTGACCGAGCGCCACCCACACGTCCCACAACCCCTTGCGGAACAGTTCCGCCATTTCCTGCCAGGCGTCCACGCGGACCTCAGCCTGCTCGATCTCCTCGTCAGCCAAGGCCATGACCGCCTCGACCCGACGGATGCGCTTCCCCAGCGGCAGTGGCAGCGGGGTACCCATCGCCGCGGCATACCTCCGCGCCCGGCTGGTCTTGCTACCGTGGGCCATGTCGACTCCTAGTGTCGGCCGCGCCCCGGAGCCTGAACCGCTTGCGGGGCATCTACATGCCACGGTAGCACCCCACGGTCCATGTTGGGGCCAAGTTCACTGTGCACATATGCACACTCAACGCCACCGGACGCCATGCAACGCCATACTATCGAAGATCGGGACAGGGCCCTGACCTGCGGAAACGCCGATTTCGTGCGTGGCTGAACCCTTGTAGTCACGCATTCAAGTCCCGTCACTCACCCCACGAAGCGCCGCAGGCCAGACTAGGTTTCTGACCTGCGGCGCTTTTCGTTTGTGCACTCCTGTACACACTTCCAACGAGCGCGATAGGTCTAGACTGGGCCCAAGTTGGAAGAGGGGAACAGCCATGCCCAAGGTGAACACGCGCAAGACGACAACCGGACGCACCGTCTACTTCGTCCGCACCCGCAACGCCGCCGGCAGGCAAACCAGCGAACGCTTCGACACCAAAGCCGAAGCCGAACGGTTCGCCAAACGCGTCGAACGCGTCGGAGGCCCCGCCGCCATCGCCGAACGCGCCCGGCGCGACCGCGCCGACTCCGACTACGTGCCCACCCTCGCCGAATGGCTCCCCCAGCACATCGAACAGCTCACCGGAGTCACCGAACGCACCCGCCTCGACTACGCCGCTATGGCCGCACGGACCTGGCTGCCCATCCTCGGCGACATGCCACTCGACGGCATCGACCGCGCCGCGGTCGCCGCAACCATCAACGCCCTCGACGCCAAAGGCCTGTCCGCCAAGAGCATCGCCAACGCACACGGCCTACTGTCCGCCGTCATGGCCTCCGCTGTCCTAGCCGACCACATCGGCACCAACCCGTGCCACCGGATGCGGCTACCCCGGTCCCGCGAGACCGAACGCCGCGACGAGCGGTTCCTCACCCACGAGGAGTACCACCGGCTCCTCGCACAGATCCCCAGCGAACACCGTGCCCTCGTCATCACCATGTTCGGCACCGGGCTGCGCTGGTCCGAGCTCACCGCGCTACAGGTCCGCGACGTCACACC